CCGTCGATGGGAGCGCCTGTCCGGGATCATCGGATTGCTGTCCGCAATCGATCGGAATCACTGGCCGCCTTCAATCGGAACAGCTGTCCGCCTTCGTCGGAATCCGCATCGAGGGCAAGCTCTACCACGAAAAATACGGGCTGCCGAATTTCTGGGTGCTCTTCTGCTTTCGCAGCGCGGTCAGGATGCGCCGAGCGATCAAGACGCTCGAATCGTTCCACTCACCTGCTGCCCGCTTCATCCTGTTCCACCTCGTCAATGAGGAAGCCCCGCCGGGCTACCTCTTCACCACCCCATGCGAACGCGTGGGGCACGACCCGCTGCAACTCAACCAGGCAACATAGGAGAAATCGGAATGCGCACTGCCCTTCGTACACTGCACAACATCGTGTGGTTATTCGGCAATCTCGCAACTCACACCGAGGACGTTCTGTGGAACGCTCAGCAACGTATTGAGCGCCTGCACACCCTTTGGTTCCCCCGTTACCCTCACATCCGGTCCACTCGGCCCCGACCAAAAGAGGAGACTGAGTAATGGACGCCAAGCTCGAACGTATCCGCGACCTCATCAGCCAAAAGGAAGCAATCGACACCGAGTTAGAGAGCCTCATCGGCGGCACGCCACTAAAGGAGCCCAAAACCCGTGTGTGCTCGGTCTGCGGCAAAGAAGGCCACACCGCCCGTACATGCCCTACCAAACAGGAGCAGACCAATGGGTAGAATGTTCGAATTTCTGTTCGGTATGGTTCCCGTCGACCCGTTCCCAGACCCAGCGGTCGGAGACAAAGTAGATGATCCGCACGCCCTCACCACCGATGACCTTGTGGATCAAATCAACGACCGCATGACCGAAGCTCCCGAAACAGACCTCTCGGAACAGTTCGGCGACATAGACGCCGCTGAAGCTGGTGAAGCAGATACCGAGGGCGACACTGACGGTGATGCGGACGGCGATGGTGGGGATGGTGAAGGCGGTGAAGGCGGTGAAGGGGGTAAATAAGACAACGGGCGGCCGCGAGGCCGCCCGTTTTGCTTGTGCCGTTCGATCACTCCTCGATCGGCTCGTCGTCCTGGACGAACGGCGGGACCATCACCAGAAGACCATTCCAGCCACTGTTCGGCAGGGGCAAGGTGTTGAGCTTCAGCACGAAGCCCTCCTGCCCATTTTTGCGAGCGAACGCGGCACCGCAAGGTGACCAATCGCGCGGGCCGGGGCCGGTCTTGGCCCGGATGAAAAACGCGACATCCCGTTTCTCGGATTGCTGCCCGCGACGCGGACGCGCGGGTGTGTCGGTCATGCTCATCGAGAACTCTCTTTCTCTCGCGACTTCGTTCGAGTGCGAGTATGCGGCGGCGAGGATTTGTCTGTGCTTGATAAAGGCATCAAAGCCATTGAATCAGTCGCAGTTAGTCACCTCGCAATCCGCTATTGTCTCGCTTATTTGTGCGGCAGACGTACCAAGTCGAGGTCGCCCGCGTATACTATTCCGCCACGCCGCATAACCGCACTCGAATTCTTCGTACAGTCTAACACTGAGGTACAATTGGTCGAGACCAGAACCTTGAAAGGAGCGGTCTCATGCCAGAGCGCATCAAACTCGATTTCCAAGCGATCAAAGACGCCGTCACGCTCGAAGCGGTCATCAACCTGCTCCAGCTCCCGGTGAAGAAGAGCAACGGCCAGTACAGGTGTGAGTGTCCGGTACACGAGGGCAACAGCCGCGGGCTCGCCATCACGCCGGGCAAGGGATTTTTCTGTTTTTCGACCAAAAATGGCGGAGACCAGATCGCCCTATATGCCCACGTGAAGGGATGCAGCAACTACGACGCGGCGGCCGAGCTCGACAAGCGGTTCCGGGTTGCGAAACGTCTACCAACACCCTCGGAGCCACAGGTTAACGTATGTAAACCTGTGGTACAGAACGGTCTCCAGCCGCTCGCCTACCTAGAGCACCAGCACGAAGTTCTGGAGCTGCTCGGCCTCTCGCCGGCTGTCTGTGAAGCTCTGGGAATAGGCTTTGCAGGAAAAGGCACCGTCGCGGGTCGTATCGCGTTCCCGCTGCGCCTGCCTTCGGGCGAACTGATTGGGTACATGGCGTTGGCAACGAAGGCTGAGCAATCGCCCCTGCTGCTGTTTCCCAAGAACCTGGACGACCGCTGCAAAGTCGCAGCGCCGGTTGAAGAAGAAGAAACGGAGCGGCCGGAACCAGATGAGCTACGCAAGCTCTTTCGGGTGGTCGGCTGAAACTCAATCGCCTCCCATCATGACGACCGGAGAGCTGATATCCGCGGCGGCGGAAATGCTGCCGGTCGGGGACTTGCCCAGGAACGCGCCGAATACGTTCAATTCGTACCGGACCTGGCCACAGTGCGATCTACGCTGCCTTGCTCTTCGGAGGAGGCAGCGTTTTGTGATAAAATGGAGCCATGACCGACGGAGCATTAGGCAACAACTGGTAGCGTATGGATTACGCACTTGCGAAGGAATTGGATGACAGGGGATTTAAGTTTCGCGGCGAAACAAGTCTAGTGCTGGTTCCAACAGGGAATGTGTCTAAGGACAATCCTATACTGCCGTATCCCACCCTCGAAGAACTCATAGAGGCGTGTGGGGAACTCGTTTTGACAGTGAATGAGGAATACTCAACGGCCGAGACGGTTCGCGGCCAGACTCACTTCTCGGAAAGCGGCTCAACCCCCATCGAGGCCGTAGCCCGCTTGTACCTCGCCCTCAACAAGAAGTGATATGTCACACGACCACCAACACCAGACTTGTGAGCACGACGTAAAATATTGCGCCCACTGCGATGTAGCGTACTGCACCAAGTGCGCGAAGGAGTGGCAACATCTCTCAATCGACCACGCTCAGTTCACGCCTAATTGATCTATATGCACCGTTCGCCAACAGGCCCCCTCTAGCGCCAACGTGCGCCATCGTGGCCTGCGAATTCCTCAGCTCGCACCACTATCTTCGGCGCATGACGCTCGCAGGGGCAATCGCAAAGAACGACACGTTCCGCACCACGCTCAAAGGCGGCGTCGTCCTCATGACACCCGCAGTGTGGGCGCTTGACGCGAGCGAACGAGGCCGCGCGATCGATCGCATGACGCGAGCGCAGAAGTTCACCGACGTGTACCACGCCGAGGGCGTCTTCGTTCATGGCGGCCGCGTTTACTACTGGTACATCGGCAGCTTCGCTGGCCAACACGCAATCACGCTCTCGCTTTCCGAAGACTGGCTCGGTGTCCGCGACATCAAGCGCGTGCTCGGCGCTGTCGCGGTATAATTGGCCGAGGCGTCGTCCTTGCGGTTCCGCGCGTCACTGAGGCCCGCGGATAGCAAGGAGGACGCAATGTCGCTCGTTGAAATCACCACACCAAGCCAAAGCGCGAGGATCAAGGAGCTGAACGATCGGTTCCGCTCTACGTTCGTCGGCGGCGTTGTCACGCTCACCCATGGCATGAATGCACTTTGTCGAGAGGTTAGGGCCGAAGTGCTGCGCCGTGTGCGGGCGTTCGACCACTTCAACCAAGACAATGATCCGCACCAGGAACACGACTACGGATCGTTCGTCATCGCCGGCCAACGGTTCTTCTTCAAAATCGACTACTACGACCACGAGCTACAGAACGGCTCCGAGAACCCGGCAGACACGTCGGAGACGACACGGGTTCTCACCGTCGGCTTCTTGTCGGAGTACTGATCATGTTGGCAAACACGAAACGCACCTACCGCCTCGCCGACTACACCGTCGAGCACCGTGCGAAGGGCTGGTTCTTCGCAAAGACAGCCCGATTCGACGACAAGGAAGATTGGCGCGGGCCGTATTGCAGCGAGACCAGCGTCAGCCTCATGATCGCTCGGCAGTTGCGGCGTGAGATTGTGAAGCGCGATGCCGTCCACCAGCTACCGGAGTAAACCATGCAGGCGTTCACGTTCACGCTTGAACTCCAGACCTACGTTCGCGGGCTCTTCGTCGTTCAGCCCAAGCCAGACGCCGAGGAGTTCTCGCGGCTCATTGAGGCGTCAGGAGCGTTCTGGCCGTCACTGTGCGTCGATTTCCGAAAGGACTACGAGAGACTGATGGATCATGCGAAGGGCTTTTGCGCATTCGCCGACACGCAGCACCCGTGGCTCATCGTGATCTTTGGAACAGATCGGCGCACCGTGCTCTCGCGGGCAGTCCACGAGACCGTACACCTTGCCGATCGGTTCACGAACGACAAAGAGAACCGTGCCCGCTTCGTCCAGTACGTCTACATGACGTTTGCCGACGAGGTAGAGCGTCACTTCAATGGCCACGCCTAGCGCGTGGTCATTTCGTTTTGTGATATAATTGCCGTAGCTCCCCTTCATTCCGCCGATCCATTTTTTGATCGGCCAACGAGTTTTGCCGCTGATACGCAACCACGACCCCGGTTGCGGTCGGCGGAATGGAAAGGAGAACCGCTCTACAACGGCGAACGCCGATCAAGACCCGCACCCCACTTGCCGCCCTCGGCAAGTCCGACACCGCGCAGCTCAAACGAGACATCCAAGCGGAACTACGCCGCATTGTGATCGAACGCGATGGAGGATGTGTCCTGCGCTCATCCTTCGACACTCCGGGATGTGGCGGCTACGCCACCGACGGCCATCTCATCCTTCAGGCCGACCACCTCATCACCCGCGCCAGCTCAGCCACCTACGCGGACCCGCGCCTAGTCGTCTGTGTCTGCAAGGCACACCACGGCTGGAAATCGCTCGGCGGCAACGCCAGAAAGGCGCAGTACGACGCCATCATGCGCGAAATTCTTCCGCAAGACCGTGTAGAGCTGTGGAACAAGTGTGAGAAGGATAGCTGGAAGCCACACCGGGTCTCCGAGACTGATTGGCGTGTCGAACTCGCCTACCTCCGCAGCATATGAAGTACGAACGAGGCAAACACCCCAACACCCACGCGCCGGCAGCCAAGCGAAAGATGGTCGAGAAGCAGCTCCGGATTCAGCACCCGTGGCGCGCCAGCTACCCGCTGACATCCCGCGGCATATCGCCCGACTTCATCCCCGGCCAACGCCGATAGATATGCAAGACTACGAGCCCGACACGTTCCTGATTGACAACGACCCAGCGAAGCTCCTGCCGTTCAGCAAACGCATGGTCCCAGAAGACCCGGAGGTCGTGGATCTCGGCCGCCGGTTCGTCCGCGATGGTGTCGCGAGCCCCGCCGATGTCCAGATATGATCTGGTTCATCATGGAAGCCTGCCTCGGAGTGATATTCGCCGGCCTCACGGTGATCGGGCTGATGATCGTTTTCCTCGTCCTCTGCGTAATCATGCGAGCCGTCGCGCATGTCCTCTCCTGTGACTTCAACGACCTGCTGAAACCGCCGCGCTAGTGTATAATTCTCCTATGCGGAAATTTTGGAGGCACACCATACGCCCCTGGCTCCATTGGCAACATTCGCTAGTCGGAAGGCACCTCCATGATGTTGATCCCAGCGCGTATCCGTATTGCGAAATATGCGGCGCACGCCCCAGTGAGCAATATCGCTTCAGGTGGTTTTACTCAGTCCATGTGAACGCTCGTAACGCTCTCCTCGGACTATGACCTTCACTGAGGAGCAGCAAAAGCCGCACCGCACAGCGTTCATCGAGGAGTGCAAGCAGAAGGCTTGGGGCGCGGCCTGCAACGCCGACTGGATCAGTGGCCAGCTCGAAAAGATGATAGCTGACTACACCAAGCTCACCGAGGAGGACGACAAGTTCGCCGCCGAAATCAAAGGCCTGGAAACAGCCATCGACTACCACACCAAGGAAAACCGCGACAAGCGCAAGGCGCTACAGGAGCGCCGCAACGGCCTCACAGCCCAGAAGGAATTCCTCGGCCGCACCATCCAGGAGGGCCAGGCGAACGCCAACCGCCTCTACGGCACGATCGAGACGCACCTCGCGCTCGCCAAGCATGCGGAGACGTGGGAGTGGAAAGAGGCACAGCCTAACCCTTCCGAGTCGGCCGAGCCCCAAGACGCACCGCCAGAACCGCCAGCACAATAACCGTCAGCGCCACGATTGCGATTTCACCGTTGGCTGTCGCCGACATGCCCCACAGATCGATCTTCAACGTATCCATCTCGTACTCCCGTACCCGACTTCTGCCACAGGTATCACTGAGAGGTTAAAATGACGTAAGCGCATTAACTTCTCATTAACCATGGCCCTGCGCCGTAACTCATTGATTACATGAGACAAAGTGCAGATAGGGTACAATGGGGACCATGAGGATCGTCCCGGAGCTTGACCACAAGATTCGCCGCGAGATTCGCGACGCCAGAGCCAAAGACCCGCTCATCAGCGTCGTCGACCTTCAGCAGCAGCTCGAAAAGCAGTTCGCCCGCACCTTCACTCGCAAGTTCATCGCCAAGCTGGCCATGAAGGTCGAGCGCCAAGCGCTATCCGAAGCCGACCGCACCAAGATCGAAGAGCGCATGCAGTTCACTCGCGAGAACTACCGCATGATGCGCGAGCGCCTATTCGAAATCCTTTACTGGAAGCAGGACGACCACCCTGGCCAGAAGCCACCCCTCAACCGCGATGTGAACGAAGCCGCCAAGAACATCGTCATGATGGACCTCGCCATCCTCAGCGCGGAAGCCGCAGCCGGCATGTACAAGAAGCCGATCGACATGATCGCGAAGGAATTCCGCTACGACCCGCTCCCCGATGAAATCCGGGTGGCGGTCATCGCGTCGTGGAAACGTGGGGGATTGCTGCCCGCAGCAACAATTGAGCGGTTGGTGCCCGTACTGACGCCCGCTTCACAAGCCAACGCCTGAGACCACGGCCTCACCCTCGAAAAGGATTTCCATTCGGGGATCGGCGTTCGCTTCTCCCCGCCAATACGCTCGCGCCCTGTCCCTCGTCACAGACAACGGCTCACTATTTCTGACCATCAGCCGCGAGTCCGCCCGATGAACGCTGCCGGTACATGTCAGCTCGCAAACGGTTCGAGCCCCACCCAACAACGGAAGCCAAGTCTTTGCCTCATCAGCACTGTCCACAAGAAATAGACATTTCTGCCGTGACGGTGGTTTTCCACTGAACTCTTCAAGCCGAATTTGCTCCATCAACAACTCACGCGCCAACATAATGTAGTGCTGACTGACCTCTACTGCCTTGTCGGCTAGGACGCCAGGATTTGGCGCGATGTTACCTGCTCTCACTGCTAGCAACCAATCGACGGCGTTCACCTGAATCGTTGCGCCGGTGTTTCCGTCCGCAACCGGATACACCATCGTCGTTTCGTAGAACTTGAAAAATGGATTGTAGTCCTGGCCAATCGTTACGCTCTGGCCGAGCACAAAGGCCTGTTCGTAGCCACTGCTGAGCGAGAGCTGATATAGCTTCCTGTTCGTCACGCTTTCGACCATCGAATCACCTCACCGCGCGTGTTACAATATGCACATATCAGCTAGCCCGTTCGAGTGTGCGCCTGTCTTGCTAGCCGGGCGCACGTTTGAGCGAATTTATGAGTGACATCAATCCAACAATTCGGAAGGCAATTGGCGCAATCAGCGAAGGGTCGATCAAGAACACCCGATTTTATATGTGGTGCCCTAATCACAAGCGCTCCCATTCATTCCCAGCCCACCGAGAGCGATGCAATTTAGCGCTCGGCAAATCGCTGCGCGAAAACAGCGTATATGCAAACGGAGCCGCTTCAACTTGAGCGTCTCGTGGACGACCCGGAAATCCGGCGCGCAGCGGCCAAGACCCTCAAGGGCTTCTGTCTCACCTACCTCCCGCACCACTTCCCGGCCGATCTCTCGGATTTCTTCGATGAGATGGCCAACGCGCTCGAAGATCCCGACTGCAAGCGCCTGGAGATCATCGGCTTCCGTGGCTGCGCCAAGAGCACGATGGCTAGCTTGGCGCTTATCCTCTGGGCGGCGCTGGAACACCCCGACCGCTATCCTTTCATCATCATGCTCGCGGACACGCGCGGCCAGGCCTCGATCAACGCCTCTAGCGTCCAGCACGAGCTGCGCAACAACGAGCTGATCCTCCGGGACTACGGCCACCTCAAATACAAAAAGATCGACGATCCGCGCCCTGAGCCGACGCTGGAGAGCGACGAGGACTGGCAGACGATGAACTGCGTCCTCGACAACGGGGTACGCATCCTCTCGCGCTCACGCGGCCAGAAGGTGCGCGGTGTGAAGCACCGCCAACACCGTCCATCCCTCGTCGTCGCCGACGACGTGGAAGACTTGGACTGGGTTCGCACGCAGGAGAACCGCGACAAGTCCGACCGCTGGTTCCGTGGAACGGTCATCCCCTCAGTCGACGAGCAGACCGGCCGCGTCATCTGCATTGGGAACTGGCTGCACACCGACGGCTTGATGGCACGTTTGAAGAACACGGGAATATTCAAGGTATTAGAGTTCTCTCTCCTAAGAGAAGGTGAAGGAACGGAAATAGAACGCTGCACCTGGAAGGCCAAGTACCCGACCCAAGAAGCGATCAACCAGAAGCGCAACGAACTCGGCGACATCGGCTTTCGCCGCGAAATGCTCTTGCAGGTCGTGCCGGAAGAAGGGCAGGACGTTCTCCCGGAAGACATCCACTACTACGATGATCCGCCGTTCGACGACGGGAACTACCTGGCGCACGGCGTCGACCTCGCCATCAGCACGAAGGAGAGCGCCGACTACACCGCGATCGTGAGTGGGGAAGTCACCTGGCCGGGCGGGAAGCTCGAAATCTACATCCAGCCGCATCCTTGCATTCGTCGAATGGGCTTTCACGAAACCATGGATACAATGGACAACATTCGCCACAGTTCGCAAATGAGCAGTGAGTTTTATGTCGAAGCAGTCGCGTATCAACAAGCCGCTATCGAGGAAATGGAGCGGCGTAACTTCGCCGTAACGCCCATGCATCCCATCAAAGATAAGCGTGCGCGTTTGCGCGTCGCCGCACGCTATATCAAAAACGGTACGGTGAAATTTCCGCGGACTGGATGTGAGCAACTGCTGACGCAGTTACTCGGGTTTGGCGGAGAAAAACATGACGACGGCGTTGATGGCCTAGTGTGGCTGATTCTAGGTGTCGCCGGGGCCGGGATTGAAGCGCCGGTTGTCCACTACGTCTAATTTGCGCGAGTTGGATATTTGATATCCTACTCAATATGCCTCCAGATACCGTAATTTACAAAGGCCGTTCGTATCGACGTTACCCTCAGTCCAAACGACGCGACGCTCGTGTTTATTACCGCGCCAGTTTCGACGGAAAGACGCATTTTCTCCATAGAGATATATACATTGATGTCTTCGGCGATATTCCAAGCGCTATCCATGTTCATCACAAAGACCATGACACGTTTAATAACAATCCATCCAATCTTCAAGCAATAGACGGTGTAAAACACTCACGCGACCATTTTCTCAACGATGCAAAAGCGTGGCACCGGACTTCAGCAGGACGACGTTGGCATGCTAGCCATGCCGCCAGCCGGCAACTAATCAGCAAGGAACGTATCTGTGACGAATGTCAAAAGCAATTTCATGCACCGCAATCCAATCGTCAATTCTGTTCTAAGCGGTGCTCCAGCAAGAGTTGGCGGCGACGAAACCCCGAACAAGCCAACGCAATCTTACAACGCCATTACGCCAAGAAGGCCGCTCACGTAGCCTGAATATCCCCACGAACGCGCCGAATGGAGCAGAGCCGAGTGCTACACTTAAAGCACCCCTATGCCCTTCTTCCGCGCGATCGGCGACGAACTCACCAGCAGATTCAACCGCAAGGACACCGCGCCTGTCAATGCCTACGAGGGGTTCACGGGCGATGGCCGCGTCATCCTCCGCGACCGCCGCGGCACCCGAAAGGCCGAAATCCCGGACGTAGACACCAAGTCCGGGGCGGGCGGCAGCGACCCGCTCGCGATCTACAAGCCCTCTGGCTCCAAGAGTGTGGACGCCGCGAAGGCGATGGCCAACTTCACCGGCTGGACCTACGCAGCCGTCAACGCCATCGCGTCCGAAGTGTCCAACATTCAGTTCAGGCTCTACCAGGTCAAACCAAACGACGATCAGGAGGAAGCCGATCCCGACCACGAGCTGCTCACGCTCCTCGACGGCGTGAACGAGCACATGACCGGGCCGGAGCTGAAGTACGTCACGATGGCCCACCTGGAGCTGACCGGAAATTTCTTCTGGCTGCTCGATGGCGTCAACAGCGACCGCGACAAGCCGCGAGCGATCTATCCGCTCAATCCCGGCCGTGTGAAGGTGAAGCTCAACAAGAGCGTCTTTCCATACAAGATCAGCCATTACGAGTTCACACTCGATGGCAAGGTCTACACCTTCCAGCCGTACCAGATCCTCCACGGCAAATATCCCGACCCGAATGACCCGTATGTCGGAATTGGCGTGCCGCAGACGATCCCCGTGTGGATCGACAGCGACAACTACGCGATGGAGTACAACAGAAAATACTTCCTCAATGGCGCGCAGATCGGGCTCTACATCGAGACCGAAACGAACGTCGAAGGAAACCTCGATCGCATTAAGCGCGGCATGCGCGATGGCTACGCTGGTGTCGAGAATGCCCACAAAATCCCGGTCCTCCCGAAGGGCGTGAAGCTGGAGCACACCGGCGTCACCCACAAGGACATGGACTTCCAGAACCTAGCCGAGGCCACCCGCGACCGCATCCTCGCTGGCTTCCGCGTCTCAAAGACGATCCTCGGCACGGCCGAGAGCGACACCAATCGCGCCACGGCCGAAACGGCCGACTACGTGTTCAGCAAGCGCACCATCAAGCCGAAGGTCGAACTCGTCCTCTCGTACCTCAACGAGTTCCTCGTCCCGCGCTACGGCGACGACCTGTACCTGACCTTCATCGACCCAGTGCCAGAGGACAAGGCGTTCCGAACGCAGGAGATGCAGGCGACCGTCGGCAACATGCCGCTCCTCACGCAGAACGAGGCCCGTGACCAATTCCTTGGCGTGGGACCGGTTGCCGGCGGCGATCAGCTCATGCGACCGGCCGCGATGGTGCCCGCCGGCCAAACCGCCGAACCCGAAGGTGACGAACTCGCTCCTGAGGCGGCACCGTCAGGAGGCAAGGAATCGGCCCCGACACCCGAAAAGCTTTTCCGGCGAAACGCCAAGACCGTTGAAGGCTGGGCAGCACGGCCGATCCGCATCCGCACCGGCGGCAAATCGGCTCACAGCGCGACCGCTCAGTTCCGTCATGCTCTTACCGACGCGTTCAAGAAGCAACTCGATACGAAAATCCAGACCGACTACACGGCCAAGAGCGTCAAAGACCTGACCCATGCCGAGTACATGGAGCACTGGAAACGCTTCGCCGACCGCAGCGAGCGCGCCGAAGCCGAGCTGCACAAGGTCTTCCTCGGTATCAACAAGAACCAGAAGGAGGAGGTGCTCGCCAATCTGGCCAAGGCGACCGGCATCGTCAAAGCCCTCGACGAGCTGTTCGATGAAAAGGAATGGATGGGCATCACCGTCAACCTCGCCACGCCGATCATCATGAGCCTGGCGCGCGATGAGGCTGCGGCCGCGCTCGCGATGATCGGCGCACAGGGACAGGACATTCTCGCCGACCAGTCCATTCGAAACGCGCTGGAGCAGGGCATCTCGAAGATGGCCCGGAGCTACAACGAGACGACCCTCGATCAGCTCAAAGACAAGATCGGCGAGAAGCTCACGCAGACAGGCGGCACGAACCTCAATGAGCTGACCGAAACAGTCGACGACGTCTACAGCTTTGCGGACGAGCGCCGAGCCGGCCTGATCGCGAAGACCGAGAGCTTTCGCGCCGCCAACTACGCGAACAAGGCCGCATGGCAGGCCAGTGGTGTCGTGAAGACGGTGAAGTGGTTCACTGCCGACGACGGCAAGGTCTGCGAATTCTGCCAAGCGCAGGATGGCAAGGAGATCGCGGTTGAGGAGAATTTCTACAATGCGGGTGACACCATCGAAGGTTCGAATGGCGGCACCATGACCGCCAGCTACGGCGACATCGATACGCCGCCGCTTCACCCTGACTGTCGTTGCTTTATCCGCCCTGAAGATATTGAAATATGACCCTCGATAGCGTCGCCAACTTCGCAAACGTCCAAGCCTCCACCGGCTACAACTCGTCAGTCACGTCGATCGCCCTTCAGTCCGGCCAGGGCGCGAAATTGCCGGCGACACCGTTCAACATGGTCTGGTGGAACAGCACCGACTTCCCGAACCCGGCCAACGACCCGAACGTCGAGATCATCCGCGTCACCGGGGTCACCGGCGACACCCTGACGATCAGCCGCGCTCAGGAGGGAACGAGCGCCGCCAACCACAACACGGGCGGCAAGACCTACAGCCTCGTGCTCGGCATCACCGCCAAAATGATCGCCGATATTCAGTCGGCGCTGCCCGGCACCTTCGTCGAGAACGAAGTCGTGTCCGGCTCCGGCACGTCTTGGACACTCGCCAACACCCCGGTTTCAGGAAGCGTGAAGATCTGGGCAGGCGGCATCCGGCTCACACCCGGCGCAGGCAACGATTACACAATCTCAGGCACGGCCATTACGACCGCACAGAGCTATTCCACAGGCTCACTCATCAGCGACTACCGGAAGTGAGTTATGCTTATCGTATATGCAAGACAAATGGTTTGAACGCACGCTCGCCGCTCTTGGCGTTATCGGATTAGTCGTTCTCTTATGGGCTGGCGTCGCGCATGCGGCCGGCACCGTCTGCCAAGTCCCCAATGGCTGCACAGGCCTCGGATCGTCCCCGTCGTTCGGCCAAGTGCTCGTCGGGAACTCGTCAGGCGGTTACACGCTAACCGCTACGTCCTCGCTCGGCCTCGGTGGAGGATCGTCCGCTTCATCGACCCTCCTATCCGACAACAACACGTTCTCCGGACACACTCTCTTTACCGCCTCCACGACCATGCAGCAGCAGCTCAACCTGCAAGGTGCGTCGTCAACGGTCTTCTCTGCAACGACGGGCTGGATTGGCACCCTCAACCTCACCAACCCACTCGCCATAGCTCAGGGCGGCACAGGCCTCACATCCACATCGCAGAACTTCTTCTTCGCAGGACCGACCTCCGGTTCAGGCGCGCCGACATGGCGTGCGATCGTCGCCGCCGACATCCCGACGCTGAACCAAAACACATCGGGCAGCGCCGCGACCCTGACCACGCCAAGAACGATCAACACGGTTTCGTTCAACGGCTCGGCGAACATCACGATCACTGCGGCGTCCTCGTCACTGCTCGGAGACAACAACACCTTCGGCGGCAACAATATCTTCAGCGCTTCAACGACCATCGGGGCGAAGTTGAACCTGCAGAACGCGACATCTACGGGTTTCGAAGTCACCACCACGAACGCCTACCTCGATGGGTTCACATCCGCGCTCTTGGAGGTGAACGCCTCTCATCAAGTCGCTGCCTATGGCGGCGCTTCCGCGTGTACGAACCAGTTCGTGACCGCGATCTCCGCGCTTGGCGCGAGCACCTGTGCGTCCGTCGTGGACGCAGACGTATCTGGCCAAATTGGACTTGCGCATGGTGGAACGAACGCCTCGCTCACCGGCGCTAGCGGGCTGGTCGCGATGAATTCCGGGAACACGGCGCTATCGATCCCATCGACGACCTACACGCTCAGTTCAACCCTCCTCACCGCACCACAGGCCTCCTCAACTCTGCTCTCGGCATACACCGCCTACTTTGGGGGCACCGCAACTGACACCGTTTCAACCACCGGCGCGCTCACCCTTCAGGACGCTGACAACGCATGGTCCGGGCTCTCCACGCCCACCCGTAATCTAACGCTCTTCGCCGGCACGACTACGACGTGGACCGCGACCGACACCGGAGCCTATACGCCGGGCGCGATCATGACCTTCTCTGGCACGGTGAAGGACGTTCGTTGCCTAGCGTCCTCGACTGCCGCCTTCTTGGGCGTCACGCCATACATCGGCTCGACCGCTATGACGCCTTCGTACTTCGTCGCCTCCAATACAGTCGGCAAGATTAGCTTCACATCCAACAACACGTTCACCGCCGGGCAAGAACTCGGCATGTACGTCGGCACGAGTACGGCCGTCACCGCGAACGTCTATGCTCGTTGCACCTTCGAGATCGTGCAAACATCCTAATATGCGCCGGTTGCTAACACTGTCGCTCGCGATCCTCCTCCTCTCACCATCGTTCGCCTCAGCTTCCATTGCTCTCGACTCAACCGCGGGAACCACGGTGCGTCAGTCAAGCGTCGGTTCCATAAGCACATCATTCACCAACACCGCGGGAAACATCCTTATCGTCGGCGTCGCACCGAACAACGACTCGGATGTCGTATCCGGCATCACGTACAACGCAGTGGCACTGACCCGCGCTGCTGCCTCAACCGGCCACGGCATTAGCGAATCCGATTATCTGTACTACCTCATTAGTCCCGCAACTGGCGCGCACACACTAGTCATCACCTTCACCACAACGGTCACCGCAGACTACGGCATCGTTTCATACTCCGGTGCGAAGACGACAGGCCAGCCCGATGGGACCGTGTCGACCTTCGTCGGCGCTGGCAACAGCTCGATCACAGAGAGCATAACGAGCACCGCTGACAATTCCTGGATGGTTGCCTGGTCGGGTCTGCAACGCCAAACGACGGCCTCGACCAATTCCACAATCCGCTCCGGCGCAACCACCGTTGGCGGCAGCCTCTACGATTCGAACGGTCCTATCCATCCGGCCGGCAGCTTCTCTATGACCCAGAATCTTTCAAGCGCAGGCTCAGCGGGCGGGGTCGCCATGACAATTGCTCCGGCCGCGGCAGCTTCAACGGCAATCGGTCTACCCTTAGCAAGCGCCATTTGGTGGTGATCCCATATGAATCCAACGGAAGAACAGACATATCGCCAGGGCGTCAACGACAAGCTCGAGGAGATTACTACGTCCCTCGAAGAACAAAGGCGCGTTTCCTACTCAACAGCGAACTCCCTTTCCCGCATCGAAATCAAAACGGAAGCCATCGAGACGCAGGCAAAATACACCAACGGCAAGGTCCGCAAGATGATCATCGCCCTTGTCTTTCTGGGTGGCATCGTCATCGGCCAGCAGTTCGGGAGCGTGCACGACATCATCAAGTTGGTCGCCAGCGCCATATGACCCCGTTTCACGCTATCCACACGTGCGCAACAAGGAGGTTGACCGCGGCGGTATACAATTAGGCCATATCCTCATTCTCACTCTATGGAGCCAAATTACCTCAAGCTGACCGAAGAGATCGCGACCGATATCAAGGCCCGCGTTAAGTCGTTCGATTTCAAGGCGGTTGAGAAGCTCAAGAAGGCCAAGGACGCGAACGGCACCTTCGACGTTATCATTTCCACCGAAGACACCGATCGCTCCGGCGAGATCGTCAAGCAGAACGGTTGGGAACTCACCAACTACAAGAACAACCCCATCGTTCTCTGGGGCCATGACTACTACTCGCTCCCGATCGGCGTCTGCACCGAGACGTACCTCACCGAGAAGAACGGCATTCCGGCGCTTGGCGCGCGCGGCGTTTTCCTCTCGGCCGACATCAATCCGTTCGCCCAGCAGGTCCGCAAGCTCTACGAATTCGGCATTGGCAAGGGCGAGGGCGTCGGCTGCACGACTTCGGTCGGGTTCATCCCCAAGGAATTCGACGAGAACGCCCGCAACACCATCACCAAGGCCGAACTGCTCGAATTCTCCTTCGTTCCGATCCCGGCCAACCAGGGTGTAGGACCGGCACAGGGCCGCGCCCTCTCGTTCGAGGAAGCTCGCGAACTCAATCTCGACACGGCGATCCTCATCAAGAAGGGCGTCATCATCGAGGCACGGAAGGAGGTAGAGACGAAAGAGGCTCAGGCTGGAGACACCTGCACGACCGACGACGGTTCACCGGGCGTCCTCGCGTCCGATCCGAAAGACCCTGACGGCGCGCTCGTTTGCATCCCACAGGACGCTGACAAGTCCGCCAAGGCGGAGAAGCCAGGCAAAACCCGCCTGCTCGCGTCGCTCACCGAGGAGCAAGAACGCCACGCCGACGAGGTAGCCAAGTCGTTCGACAGCTTCCAGAAGGCGGTCGCCGACGACCGAACTGAGAAGAGCGCCGACGAGGACGAGGGCAAGAAGACCAAGCGCCTGTCCGACGACGCACGCGCCATGCGCACTAACCTGAAAGACCTCCGTTCAGCACTGGCCGACGAACACACGATGCATCGAGCGAATTCAGTCTCCGCCTTCCGTGGTTTCGACCCATCCGACAAAGCGTTCAGCAAGGACGAGCACCTCAAGGCCGTCCGAGACCAGCACGACACCTACGACACGAAGTGCGACAAGTCCCTCGATACTTTCGAAGAGAAGTGCATGAAGAGCGTGCAGGGTGAACCCGGCGAAGTCGACGGACACACCGACTGGATCACCGGCAAGATGGAGACCCACCAAAACGTCCACCAGAAAGCTGTCTCGAAGATCGCCAAGTCCATGTGCAAATCGGCGTATGGCGAAGAAGACGAAGCCGACGAGAAGGCAATCGAGATCCTCAAAGAATTCCTCTCTCCGCACATCGACGCGCAACTGCTTCCCGCCATCACCGGCAAGATCGGCTCGAAGCTCGCCGCGCTCACGAAGGCCCAGATCGCCGAGGCCTACCAACACATGAAAGCTGCTACCGCCATTGTCGCGGCACTCCACGGAGGCCTTGGGAATGACGAAGGGGAGGAAAGCCGCAGCGACGGCGTGGAAACGCCGGCATCGGCTCCCACAAGACAAAGGTCGAGGCCAGCAGAAGTTCGCGTTGACGATGAGCTGAACGGCCATCTGTTCAATCGCGAGGTTCTGCGGGAAATCGCTACCGTAGCACAGCGCGGCCTCGAAACGCTTAACAAGCGAGGCAAGCGATAAGAGTGCTGCGGTCACACAACATTTGTGACACCAGAACAAATCAAAACGCTGCACAAGGAGGCAGCTACTGAAGCATTCGACTCCATAATGACGGAGAAGCTTGGTCCGGTAATCGACGAGCGCGCCTTCTCGGCAGCGCAGAAGATTGTCCAAGAGCTTCGCGTCGAACGCGCGATGTTCGGCAAAGACAGAACCGGATTGTCTGAAAAGACAAAGAAGGACTTCGTCGAAGTCGCCAAGGCGGCCCTCATGCGCGGTGCGGTCCAGATCGACACCAAGGCCAACGAGGCCTTGATTGAAGAGCAGGACAACCGCGGGGGCTACCTCGTTTCCCGTGAAATCGCTGACGCCATCGTTCGTATCGCCGCTTCGGTCGGTACGATCATGAGCCAGGCGGCCAAGTGGGAAATGTCGACCGACGAGCTTGCGGTTCCGAACTACACCGGATCGTTCCTGAAGGGAGCGTACCTCGGCGTAGACGCGCCGGGCAACGTCACAGGCATCGCCTTTGGCCAAGCCCAGCTCATCGCCAAGAAGTGGCAGCTCGCGTTCGTGGTCGGCAACGACCTCCTCGCGGATGCCTCGGTCAACGTCGCGGACTGGCTCCTCGCCCTCGGTGGGGAAGCCCTCGCGAACATGATCGACTACCAAGGCTTCATCGGCGGCGCGCTCAGCGGCGACCCGTTCCTCGGTCTTCTCAACTACCCGTCGACAACGACGGTAGACGAGACCGGCACGAAGGTGACCTCGTACGTCCTTGGCTCCGGCCAGACGACGTTCGGCTCCTTCAAGCTCATGGACGACTCGTCGGCCATGATCGGCAATCTCGAGGAATCGATCCTCGACGGCGCTGCGTTCTACATGAACCGCACCGTCTGGGCGAAGCTTCGCGTCGAGAAGGACGGCAACGGCAACTACATCCTGCCTTTCGCAGGATTGGCGAAGCCGGAGCCGGCAGTCGAGAACCACGCTGGCGGCGGACCGATCAAGCCTGCGGGCCAGATCCTCGGGTACCCGGTCTACACCAACCGCTGGCTTCCGGCTGTTGGCGCCTCAAACGTCAACGGATTCACGGACGGCGCGAACAACAACTTCCTCGTCTTCGGCAACATGCGAGCATTCGCATTCGGCGACAAGGGAGAGATGCGCGTCGGCCAGTTCGAATCCGGCAGCTTCGGCGGCAAGGAGATCGCTTTGGCGGACCAGCGCGGCATTGTCTACAAGCACCGCCACGCTCTCTCGCTCACGCTTCCGCGTGCAATGGTCGTCGCCGAAACGGCGGCGTCCTGATCCGTTTAGCTGATGCGGCGCTCCGCGCATTCCTCGCCCGGAGCGAAATCAGCCCTTACTCGGTAACATCTTCCAGTTATGGACCCAGAAGAAACGGTCAACGCTGGCAGCGAACCCTCCGGCGAACAACCGACGCCCGAAGTTGAGACGACGCAAGTCGAAACTCCTTCGGAGACGCCGCAAGACGCGGGAGGTGCTGTCGAGCAGAAGTCCGGCGACGCATGCACATGCCCTGACGGGCGTTCGGGCACGCTTCACGCCGGCGATCAAGAAGGCACATTCGTGTGCATTCCGAATCAGGGCTAGTTACTAGGCCACGCGGTAGCCCCCGCAGCCGCCGGATCGACGCGCGGACAAGTGGCACAGCACATTCATACAGATTCTATGAAAATGAATCCCTATGACGACACGATGCACCAGTCGGTGACGGCAACCTCGGTAGCGATCCAATCGCTCTCCGGCAGCTCAGCCGTGAACCAAGACTCGATCGACACCGCAAAGGTGTTTCCGGCCGAGTCCATCATGGTGCACGTGCGCGCGGAAATCGCGGCCGGCTCGCCGTCCGCGGCTACGGCTGCCTGGAAGCTCCAAGAAAGCGACGACAACTCGACTTTCGTGGATGCCAAGGACAACACCGGCACCGTGATCGGCGCTACGCTGAACGTGCACACGACGGCGCAGGACAGCTACGCACGGGTTGAAGGCATCAACCTCCAATCCGTCGGCTCGAACACGGAGCCGGCCACGAACGCTGGTGGCCGCAAGCGCTACCTGCGTTTGGTCTACACGCCTGCGTTCACATCCGGTACGTCTCCGACGATCCTCACCTACGGTGAGTTCATCGGCACGCCCGGCAGTGGCCAGCCGTTGCCAGTTCGCACGGCAGTCAGCAACACATAATCGCGTTGCACCCTCGCTTTGCCTCGCTTCGGCGGGGCGGCGACGAGGGCACAACCTCGACCTATGGCAGAAACACTATCGCCGTTCGCGTTGACGACATTGGCACGGGTCAAGGACCTGCTCTTCGACCCTAACAAGCTCATCAGCGTCACCGCGACGACTACGCTAAACAGCCCCAACCTCTCGGCCGTCACCGTCGAAGCCGGCAAGGCCGTCCTCATTGGACAGATCATCACCGGCGGCGGCATCCCGACCATCGCAGGAAACGGAGTTCCGGTCGGCACGATCGTGACCGGGCTCGGCAGCGGCACGCTCACCATGTCGCAGAACGCCACCGCCTCCGGCACGGTCACGCTCTACGTCATCGACCAGCCGGTCGCGTTCGATACCGTGCTGACCCGCCTCATCGATTGGGCCACCAACTACATCAACAACGAGTGCGGCCGGCCGGGCGGCTTCGTTCAGCAGACGTACGTCAATGACACCTATTCGATCGACACCTCGCGGGATTTCCTCATCCTTCGGAACACGCCGGTCTTCCCGGCCTCGGACGGCATCCACCTTACGAGTTTCCAGTGGCGCGCGGGTACGCCGAGCAATCCGAGCTGGACCGCCTTCATCCCCGATCAATACGAGCTGGTCGACCCGCGCACCGATCCCGTAAGCGGCCAGATTTGGTATCCGAGCGGCATGGTGCGGGTCTACGGCGTGCTGCCGCGCCTCTACAGCAACATGATCCGTGCGTCCTACACCGCCGGCTATCCGGTCAACTGGGCCAACCCCGAAGACCACAACACGCACTGGCTTCCGGGCGACCTCACAGGCGTCTGCGAGAATCTCGTTATCCGCCGCTTCCGTCGCCGTGACCTCGCCGGCAGGAGCAGCCGCGCAATCGAGGGCGCGACCGAGAGCTTCCGCAACGCACTCGACCAGGAGGATCAGGACGTTCTGGCGCAGTACCGCCAGCTCAATTTCTAATTATGGATTTCGTTATCCAGATTGCGGGTTTGACCCAGCTCATCGCCAACCTAGCGCAGTACCCGTCAATCTCAGCTCCCATCCTCCAGCGCGCGCTATCCGCCTCGCAGGCGGTTCTGGCTAAGAACACCAATCGCAGCACCGTCCCGTGGCGCACCGGCTTCCTCGTGCAGACGTTCCAGGCCGTCCTCTCGAATGCGACCCTGCGCTGGTACCCAACCGCCAGCTACGCCCGTTTCGTCGAGTTCGGTACAGCGCCGCACCGCATCGCCCCAGTTGACCGGGAAGCACTTTACTGGCCGGGAGCCAGTCACCCGGTTCGCAGCGTCATGCACCCCGGCACTCGACCCAATCCCTTCATGGAACGGATCGTCGAGGCCTCGACCTCGGACATCAACGATCAATTCGGCGTGGCGCTTCAGCAGATCCTCAAAGCGATTTCACCAAATGCCGTATGACGCTTGCCCAAGCCATCAAGACCCAGATCCTAGTCAATCTCCAGGCGCTCCAGACCGCAGGGGTCATCAGCTCGTTCATTGCGCTGGACCGCGGCAAGGACCCGCTCAGCAAGGACAATGCCCCGTCGACGGGCTACCCGTTTGCCATCGTCGGCATGCCGCGCGTTGGCAACGATATGGAGGACACCGCCAACAACATCCGGAGCTACCGGTTCGATATCCTGTTCGTCCTCAACTATGACGCGATGCCCACCCCTGACTACGCGGTCGAGGGCGTCATCGACGCTGTGCTCAATCAGTTCGACACGAACTTCACGCTAGGAGGCACTGCTATCGCGGCTCAGGTGCCGCCCGCGCAGGTCACCGCGTTCCCGGTCACGACGCCTAGCGGAGATTTTGCTTGCTTTGTAGTAACACTCGAATGTCGCACGCTCTACCAACTGGGAACGTGATGTTACAATGCTGGAATGACGTTCCAGTTGGGACATAGCGGGTTTCGGACCCAGCACAGCTACCGCAAGGCCGCCAAGAAGATCAGCGCCGCGCAGAAGGGGAAACCTCGTTGGACGCTTGAACAGAGGGCTGCAATCAGCGCGCGACAGCGAGGACGACACCTCAGCGAAGAACACAAGGCGAAGCTCTCGTTCGTGGGACGACAGCGTGGATATGGGCTCTGGATGAAAGGCAGAACGGCCAGCGCTGAGACGCGCCGGAAAATGAGCGAAGCTCAGCGTGCCAATCCCAATAACAAGTACTGGCTAGGGAAACGGCAGCCGACGGAAATGCGTCTCAAGCGCGTTCGACGCGGCGCCTCACATTGGCGTTGGATAGCCGACCGATCCAAAGTAAAGATCAGGACCGTCCACCACTCACTCCATCGCATGCGCGAATGGAGCTTGTTGGTAAAGATAAGAGATGGTCACAAATGCCAACTGGCCGACTGTACCTGCGACGACAAGATTGAGGCTCATCACATCTTGCCAGCAAGAGACCATGAACATCTTCGATACGAGCTTTCGAACGGCATAACCCTCTGCAAGAGACACCACCCGCGTAAGCACGCAGATGAAGCACGGTTATCCCCAATGTTTCAAGACATCATCAGGCGTGCGCTACAATGACCCTATGACGCTCGACTTCCCCTCTAACGACAAGATGATCCGCGAAAGCACTGGCAAGCAGCCGTTCCATTTCTCTGGCGACGGCATCTATCACAACCTCACCATTTTCGCCGAAACGATCGAAGTCGCGACCCACGAGTGGCTGGCAAAACGTCAACTTATCGAGCAATCCACACCGGCGGCAGAACCGTCTCAGGAAAGCGAGGTACAATAATCATATACTCTTATGACCAAGATCATCGGTCGCCTGTCGCAAATCGGTATCGCAAAGGAGACCTCCCGCGGCACAGTCGCTGCGCCGACCTACTGGGTTCCGTTCAATGACCTGACACTCGACCAGAAGATCGAGCAGGTGTTCGAGACGCAAGCCTACGGGATTATCGAGGATTCGGTCGGGGCCTACCTGACAAAGCAGTGGATGGCCGGCTCGCTCACCGCCAACCTCTACGACCAGACTTTCGGCCTGATCCTCTATTCGCTCTTCGGCACGCTCACATCCCACAGCGCCCACTCAGGCGAGACTGTCGTCTACGACAACGTCTTCAACGTCAACGAGAGCGCACAGCACAAATCGTTGACGTTCGCCTTCCACGACCCCGGCTCAGGGCAGGACTACGCGTTCCCGAACGGCATCATCTCGAAACTGGAGATCACGTACGCACTCAAGCAATTCGTCCAGTACGCCGCCACGCTCATGGCGCAGAAGGGCACGTCGGAAAGCTCCTACACGCCGTCCACGACCACTGAGAACGTCTTCCTGCCGCAGAACCTGACGCTCCAGGTCGCAAGCACCACCTACGCCGTCAAGAGCGCCAAGCTGTCAATCGACCAGAATATCGAGAGCCAGGACGTGCTCGGATCGACCACGCCCGTCGATTTCCTCACCAAAGAATTCCACGTCGATGGTCAGTTCGAACTCATCCTCAATGCGAATACGTTCGTCACGGACTTGCTCGCTGGCACGGCCGTCGATGTCAACCTCGCGATCGTGAACAGCGCGGTGACTA